TGAAAATCCGGCTGCGCCTGCTTGGTGAAAACCGCCTCGAACGACCAGCAGCCGCTCGGATTCTGATGCCGGCCGGAAATGACCTTGATCGGCTCCGGCGTCTTGTCGATCTCCGCGATGCCATGCGCCCGGTAATACGCGCAGGCCGTGAGGATCTGCGCCTCAAAGCCTTCCCCGGTCGCACGGCTGATACTCCCCTGTGCCTGACGCGCTGGGTTTTTCGCCGACTCCTCGGCGTGGAAAAACTGCAGCGCCTTTTCATACGCCACAGGATCCAGCTTGCGCGCCGCCTGTTTCTGATAGCGCGGCGGCAGGCTGTCCATACGGATTCCCATTGTGTGCGCTCCTTCCTATGTGGTGTCTTTGATCTCGTAATACTCCTGCCACGGCCAGCCGCTCAGTTCGTGCCAGCCGCTCTTATACTCAGACCCATCGTCAAAGCGATAGAGATGCATACCCCGTCTGGCCTTCGGCTCTTTTCGCCACGTCTCTGCCTTGGCCACCTGATAGCGGATCTCCGGCTTTGCCATGCCGGCACTGCAGGTGTACCGCCGGCGGCGGATGCCCTGCTCGCGGCAGCGGCGCATGGTGGAGCGTGATTCCTTGATGAGGTAGGACGCGAGCTTTGCGTGGTTCTTGCGGTCATCGAGCATCTGGAAGCTGATAGACCCCGCGCCATTGGTCACCTTTGTCCAGGCTGCGGCGATGATCTGCGCGTCAAAGCGCGGCAGGAGAATGTGATGATGCACGTTCGTCATGTGCTTGGTTTCGAGCACGGCGATGTATTTCAGGCGCTTGCCCGCTTTGGCGTACGCCTTGCGCAGCTCGCGGAGGAACGCCGCCCTGTCCCGCTCGGCCTGTTCCAGCGTGATCTCCTTGTCCCAGTAATGCAGGACCATGTGATAATCGCCATAGCGATAGTTGCAGTTGATGAGCCAGCGCAGATGCTCCTCGGCCACGCGCTCGTTGATGCGCTCCTGACACTTGGAGGTCTCCTTCTCGGATGATCGCTTGCGCGGCTTGACCTCCTTGCTGTGCACACGGGATGAATACATCTTGCGGTGCTCGACCGTTTCCCCGCACACGACAGTGCGATGTACATACGGCATGATTGCCTCCCTGTCTGTCTCCGGTCGAGTTAGTAATTGGTCTTACCGAAGCTGAAAACGCCTTGCGGCGTCAGCGTTTTTCGGCTTGCAGGGCGGGCAACTGTATGCTATAATATATATAGTGTAGCGCGCCCTGTGCGCTATTGGGTTTTCACCGCCTGCGGGTTTGACGATCTTCGCAGGCGGTGTCTTTTTATGTCTCCGGCGGCGCCCACATGACGCGCGCCCCGTGGACGACTTCCTGCCATGGGACGCCCCACAGCTCCGCCGCGCACTGGATCGCCGTGAACGGCGATGCGCACGGCACGACCACGGCCTTGCGCCCCGGGAGCGCCACCCGCGCGCGGCCATGCGCTGCCCAGCGGTCATTCCGACGTCGCATGGCCAGCTCTGACGGTGACATATATACGACCTCCGGACGTCTCATGCGACGCCGAGCGCAGCGAAGAGGATGTGAAACAGCCACCCCGCCAGCGCGATGCCGGCGATGAAGGACGCGCAGACGATACCGTCCTCGATGCCCCACATGATGTAGCGGCGCACCTTCGCCTTGGCGCGCGGATCTCCGAACACCTTCATTTGCCGTCTCTCCCCTCTGCCGTGCGGTACAGCATCTGCATGTTGTTCGCGCAGATAGCGCACATCGGCACATCGTGGATATGTCGGACTCCGTCCACGCTCCCACAAAACGCACAGCCCGGCGCATACTTGCGCAGGATGATGTTGTCCGCGTCGGTATAGATCTCCATGGGATCTCCCGTCCGGATGCCCATCGTCTGGCGCAGCTCCTTCGGCAGCACGATGCGGCCGAGGTCATCAACCCTCCTGATGATTCCTGTTGCTTTCATTGGTTTCTCCTTTCTCTTGACCTATCTGGCCAGCATCTGGGCGAGCGCCACGGCGCTGATGCCCTCTTTCCCGCTGACGTTGTACCGCTCGCGGCACACCCGTCGGCTTTGCCCTGTATAATTGCTGACGTCTGTCACCGTCAGCACCCGGCGGCCGCCGGTGAACTTCAGGATTTCCTCCAGCTCAAGCCGGAAGGTTTCTTTTTCTCGCGGCATATGTACCTCTCTCCTTCCAAAGTCGTTTCATTGTCAAATTCTCCACTTTTCGGTATACTGTATGTAGAATTCTGTATAAGGATGGTGCTTCCTATGGATTACACAATACTTCCATTCAAAACGGCCAAATTTCTCCGGCTGCTGCGCAAAGCACAGATTGACCAGAGCCACATGGTGTCTTACGACGGGTTCTTTGTCATCAGCACATTCCGCATTGGCAACCAGCCTGTTAAAGATATAAACGTCGAGAAATACTCGAAATCGATCTGGTCGATGCTGTTGAGCTTGCGTGATCTTGGGTATCTGACATTCTGTGATTCTGCCGGTGAGCTCTTCCAGTTGACGGATATGGGGTGGCATTATCATGAGGTCTCACTCCGCGGAGCGCTGAAACTCTTCGCGCAGTCCGTGCTTGCCCCGCTCGCTGTCTCTGTGCTCGGCACGATCTTGACGCAGCTACTTCTCTTCAAAGCCTGCCCATAAGGTACAGCGTCAGGAGCGTCCCGAACACGCTCACAAGACAGCTCACAATCAACTGAGAGCAGGAGTAATCAATGATCCACAGCTTGCGCTCGTAGGACTCGCGGTGCGCTTCACGCATCTTTGCCATAGGATCTTCTGGTTTCACATGTCCTCACCTCCAATCGAATGGATTGCGCGCGCCTTACGACGCGCGCTTGCTGTGCTCCAGCGCCATCGCCAGCCCCTCTGCAAAGGCGCAAAGCTGCGCCTTCTGCATCTCGTTCATGCTCTGCATCATGGCCGCCAGCCGCTCGATTGTTTTCCGCTCATTTTTTGTAAGCATTTTGTTCACCTCCTTGCGTTGCTCCGTGTCGTCGGACACGGGCGTTTGTGTTTATATACACATAATACAGCCGCCAGTTGAGCTTGTCAACACATTTTTACGCAAATTCTGTGATTTTTTGTGTTGACATACTCATGCAAGCGTGATAGATTATTGTCATCGTCAGGAGGTGATACTACGAATAGCAGAATTAAAGAAGTTCGGAAAGCGAAAGGGCTTTCGCAAGCCGCGTTCGGCGCACCGTTCGGCGCAAACAGAGACATGATTAACAATGTGGAAAACGGCAGAGCTGCGGTTTCCGATATTATGATTGCGTCCATCTGCCGCACTTACGGAGTGAATGAGCGCTGGCTGCGCACCGGTGAGGGCGAGATGTTCGTGCAGATCTCGCGCGACGAGGAGGTCATGGCCTTCGTCGGCGATGTCATGCGCGGCGAAGAGGATAATTTCCGCCGCCGCTTCCTGCTTGCGCTGTCGCGGCTGCCGGAGGAGCGCTGGGCGGATATTGAGGCGTTCGCCCTCCAGATCGCCGAAGAAAACAAAAAAGCGGATCAGGATTGATTTCCTGATCCGCTTTGCTTTGCGTGCGTTTGTTTGTCTTTGCGTGCGTTTTTCCGGTGTTTTGCCGGTGTTTTTCTTTTTCACGCGGCAGTGCGCAGAAATTTCAGCGTCAGCCGCAGCTCCCGCTCGCCGGCCGCTTCCAGCAGCCGCTCGATTTCGCGCCGTAAGTACGCCCTCCATTCCGTTTCCGTCATAGTTCATCCTCCCATAAGTTTTCCACGGTCGTCCCCAGCGCCTTTGCGATCCGAATGGCGAGGCGGACGTTTGGAATGCTCTTGCCCCTCTCAACGTCGCACAGCGTGCTTGTCCCACACCCCACCTTTCCGGCCAGCCACCGCAGGCTGACGCCTTTGTATTCTCTATACTCCCGTACATTGTTTTTCATCCTCGCCATAATCCTACCACATTTTTCGGCTGCGTGTTGAAAACGTTCGGTATTCCGAACGTTTTTTGCTAACTTATTGCAATACTGCCCGAAATATGCTATTTTTCAATTATCAGCCGTGTGCACATGGCAGAAGGATGATATGTATAAACATCGGAGGATGCAGTATGGAGACGGAGCGTTCGTACACAAAAAGCCCGATTTACAAACGTTGGTGGTATATTGTTCTGATATTTATCTCTGTATTGTGCTCGTTTATAAATTCCATAAAACCAGCGCTTTTTATATTCTTCAGCATCGTCGATTGTTTACTCATCGTCCCGATCCTGAAAAATGTGTATACCAAGCGCAAGCTCAAAAATAAAAGCATATCCGCTTTCGATATAGCCTTGGCATTTGCAATCATCGCAATATACACCTTTGTGTCCGCCATTGTCATTGCCGCCTCCTATATTGGAGACGATTATTACGCTAATGCAGATAGCATCGGCACCACTTATCTTATGATTTCCGCCGGCGCTATCTTAATCAGCATAGCTTGCGCCATCGGCGGTTCTGTTTCCGCGATCTCCCGCAATGGAATCAGAATTTTCACATCACCCCTCACGTACACCACAGAAGCCACTAACGCTGTACCCAAAGGAGTACCCAGTCCCTCCCCAACGGC